CTTTGTTGTATCGAACTTTGTATACGCAGGGAATGCGTCCATTACGAAGTCGAATGTTGAAGGATCTCCGTTAGGAGCCATTGAGATTGTAAAGCCAGACTGTACCTTAACCTTAGGGAATGTAAGTGTTGCAGCCATGTCCTTACCATCCTGGTTTCTGTAAAGTGTGTCAGCTTCTACATAGAAGTAACCACCGAAGTCACCGGGCTTGATTGAGATTACTGTGCAGTTATCTTTCATAACTACATAGAAGTCAAACTTAATTGTCTTACCATCGTAAGTAGTATCAGCCATTGTGAAAGTTACTTCACCTTCTGTATCTCCGCTAGTTTCTGTTGAAGCAGCTGAGATTGCACCAGGAGTTACCCAACCGATAATAGCACCGTTGTTGTCGAGTACAGTACCCTGAGGCTTAGCAACTGCGTCTGTACAAACTTCAATCTTTGTAGTAGTACCGGGAAGACCAAGTTCGTTAATAAGAGCAGAGTTCTTAATTTTAGCAGTCTTATTGTCTACTCTAGCATCCATTGTGATATGAATGTGCTTCTTGTTGTCAGCAGAAGCGTCTTCAAAACCAGCACCAGAAAGTACTGAAAGACCGAGAGGACTCATAAGGGCATCTGTAACTGTAAATGTTACAGTTTTTTCCATTTGTATTCCATATAGTTCGTTAAGCTATATGCGTTCTCTTATGAACTGCTATGCCTTTATGTATACGCATAGATTAGACTATATCAATCATCCCGCTTAATGCAGGAGTTCCGAGCTTCGGGTCACTTGACCCTACTCCCCTGAGGGATAGTCGTTGAACCTTCTTTAGAGAATCTTTTTTGTTTTTTACTGTTCTCACTTGGAGTGACCTTTTGAAGATTGGATAATTTATTATTTTTAGGATTATCATCAATATGGTCTATTTGAAAACCATCTAAATCAAAATCATTATTAAAAACACAATAGACAAGTCTATGTATGTAATAATGTTTATTCTTTTCAGGACTCATTGAAATCCTTACGTATTTCTGGTTTTCATCAAGATGCAAAAGACGATTAGTTTTATTATTCTTAATCCTGCCCATATTAGAAATAGAATATCTTTCGTTGAATGGAATTACTTTCCATTCTTCATCTTCTAAGTCTTGAACATTGTATCTTGCGGGCTTGCGTTCTTGCTTGCCGCATTTTTTAAGATGTTCTTGGGCATTATCTTTTGCAGAAATCCATTGTAAATTATCTACATTATTATTTAATTTATTTTCATCTTTATGATGAACGTAAGGTAAATTGTTTGGATTGGGAATAAAATATTGAGCAACAAGTCTATGAGCGTATAGCATCCGACTCTTTTTAACACCTTGTGCCATTTCATCGTTTATTGCCAAAGCATAAACACGATAACCAACATTATCAATCTTACCTTGTAAAAAGCGATTACATTTCTTACTATAAAGTCTTCCATCGCTATAAATTAAATAATCCGAATCTTCTTTTAATTCTCTAAAGCTTGGCTGCTGAACGTCTTCTTTCATTTTAATTACCTCCAATTAAAACTTGGGAAGATTTAACAGCAATTCACGGAATATTTCTAAATATCATTACTGATATTGGAAGGGCAAAAAACTATTGTTTTTACTCCGTATCAGCTATCTAGCCGCGAGTACCGTCCCTTCCCAAGACATAAGTCTGTTGTATCCTCTACCGCCGTAAGCGTAGTTAGTAGTTGTTGCTTGTTCCATACTTGATGCTGTAGCAGTATCAATTACAAAAACTGGCTGACCAGCTTTAAAAGCTGTCTTACCAATAGTGATATCTGAGAGAGCCTTAAAGGTTACGTCACAGATTTCACGGCTACCAAATCTAGTTACCATAAGTATTTTCCTCCTTATAAGAATTAAATAATATATGACTTAAGGATGTATGCTATCCATCCAGTGGTCAACTTCATCAATTTTTACTCCGGCCAATCTTGCCTGAGTAATATAATCAAATTTTGTTTTGTTCTCAAATCTTTGAAATTCATCAAATAATTGAAATACTGTGTAATTTAATAAAGTGTTAATATCTTGACTTTTGCCAACCGCAAGAACTGAAACATATCTACTAAAAACGTTAATATCTTTACTTTCTCCTTGCGAATTTAATTGTTGTACTTTTGCTCGTGCTTTTCTAAATTTTTCTGCTATCTTTTCTGCTCTCGTACCCTGTGGGTTATATTCTGTAGCACCTTTATTTAATATATGGTCTAAGCAAAACATTGTACGTATTATTTGTTGGAATTGTTCAAAATTGAATTCATTTATTCTAACCATTCCCATTTTCTCATTTGTGAGAATAAGATAATCTTCGTAAAAATTAACTTCATAATTAGGAAATAATAAACTCAAAACTTTGATTACTGTCTTTTTGAAGTGTGTGTAATTTTTATCACATATTATTGACATAAATATTTGAAAATCTGAAGCGTCACTTATAACACTTTTGTCCTCGAGATTAAGTAATTTTTTAATTGACGCTATCAGATTACATCCAGTAAAGAAATCTTCTTCTCCTATATAACTAATTTCTCTAATAGTAGGATTATGGATAATTGTAGTAGCTTCCGCAAAAGGAATATCAATTCCAGATAAATATAATAGTTCGTTCTTCATTATTCATCTTCAGGCTCAATAGTATCATCATCTGAATGAACAGCTCTATATACCAAACAATAGCCTGCCAAATCTTCCGATAAAATGATGCGGCCCGCGCTAACAAATTCCAAAGTTCCTATTCCAGTGAGCTTACTATTGTTTAAAATACCATCAATGTATCCAGCTATTTTTATAGGACGCTGTCTATAATTACCTAATTCCCAAACACTCGGATGGCAAATAATATCTATCATAATAACACAATCTCTATAATGAGTATTTGTGTAATTAGGAGTAAAGTCATCAAAGCTAATAATTATATAAGATTTAAGGTCTTCATTTTCTCCAAACTGTAATTTAGGCTGAAGTCGTACATAGCCTTTCTTAACAATGTCATTAACACTCCAGTCTGTATACTCTTGATACTTTACATCAACAGCATCCAAACAATCCTTTTCATTAACAACAAGCAATTTCTTAAGAGCGTTGCTATGAGGTTGACTATCAACAAATAATTTCTTTATGATAAGCTCAGTATCTTTCTCACAAGAGAGAAAAGAAGAATTAAGCTCACCAACATATCTCCTTGAACCTCTCATTTAAATTCTCCTTTTATAGCGAGTTAATAGTTACTTCTTTTTCAATAGTAGTAATTCCATTACTATATTTTACAACAAAAGAGCCAGAGCGGCCAGTAACTACATCTATAACACAATAATCTATTGACGTTTCTTTAATTTTCACTTTCTTTGAGTCAATAGTAAATGTACCATCAACCAATCCACGAGAATAAAATCTAATATTTGTATCGTAAGGATTAACTGTGTCTGGGCCGTCTATGTAAGGAGCAGTAGGTTCAATAGGTTTAATTTCTGGTGCGGGAGCCGCCTCTTCCTCCTCTGTCGGGTTATCGAAAGTTTCCTTGATGTAAACATCCATGACCCCGGGCTGAGAATATTTATCGGTCGCCGCAACAACCCAGTTATGTCCATCAAATTTAATTACTCTATGACGAGTAAAGTATTCCTTAGTTTCTTCATTTGCTTCAATGGTAAACATTATAGAATAGTTTAAATCATTAAAAGCAATATTATGTTTCTGACTCCAAACTGTTGTTGTTTCTACAGGTCCTCTTACAGAAACTCTGTAAGGTCTGCCGCCTACAATAAGTTCATAATCACATTTACGAACTATTCCTCTAAAATAAGCCTTTTCAGTTAATTCTTGCCAACAAACAACCCAATATGTTTTAGTATCATCCCAATAAAGCACATCACCTACACGAATACCTGATTTAAAATCAATACTAATTTCCTTCTGGTCGGTATCCATTGTAACCTTATTAGGATTTATCAAACACTTGTGTTTATTTCTAAACATTTTAAAATCTCTATCGTACAAAGTAACTGTATCAGCACTCTGATAAGAATTTTCTAAAGCACTTAAGAAAGAGCGATACTTTCCAACAACATTGGCATCATTTAAGCCTCCGCCATGATACTTGGCTCTTGTTTTCATCATATCAAGACCTGACATCACTCTTCCTCCATTTCTAAAATAGTATTTTTAATTTTAGAACAAATGCTTAAACATTCAAAGATAGTTTTTCTAAAATATAAGAAATCTTCTTCTCTTGTTAATTTAGTTAAACCTATTAGTTTACAAATCATAGAAAAGAAGCAAACACCGCCTTTTTCCAAAAGTACATCGAAACCAATAAGTTCTATAATTAAATTCTCTAAAAGCGGGAGCCAGTCTCCGCCCTCTTCTCTATAAGGCAAAAGCTTAAAGATTTGATTGGTAATTACTTCAAGTCGACTTAACACAATCTGTTTATCTACTTTGAAGCCATAAGTCAATTCCATTTTATTTCCCCCTTACACAAGAGAATCTAAAGTAGATTGAACTTCACCATCAACAAATCTTCTTCTCTTATATAAACGCTGTAAATGTTTACTTTCTTGCTTATAAGAGTCAATCAATGTCTTTAATTTAGCCATATGATTAGCCTGTGAAGAGAATTTAAAATCAGCACCGCTATATTTAAGTCTAGTGTTTTCAACAGTAGCAAGTTGCTGTCCTAACCACTCTACTACCATATTTAATGCAACAATATTTATTTCTTCTTGAGTAAGTTTAGTATTGAAATGACCACCAACCCAGATAACTGAATATGTTTCGCGGTAATCGCTATCTATACCTTCGTACATTCCGCCCTCGTCCAAATATCCTAATTCATAATCATAAATATTAAAACGAGGAAATTCAAATGCGGAGATGCCGTTAATAAGTAATGTCTGGAGCATCGCGTAAGTATCGACCTCAGTTAACTCCATATACATATTATCTGTTACTCTGTTCAAGAAGCTATCATAGATAACAGAAAAGGGAGTTTTATTAGTTTCCATTCTAACTTACCCCCTTATCTTATTGTTGATTATTATGGAAGAGAGGGTAAAATTAAATCTACCCATTTTCTCACTCCCAAATTATGAAATTACTTTGTAAGGTGCAGCTGCTCTGCGGGCAGGCTTTTCTTCCACCTTTTCTTCTTGTGTAATAGGTGCGGCTCTTCTCTGCTTTGTCTGGACATTGGAATCTGACCCGTCGCCGCTTTCCATCATATATCTCTTGTTTTCTATTGCTTTATTTATGTCAAATCCTGTCTTTTCAAAAATAACTTGTCTTTTTCTTGTATCAGGTACTTCACATTCAACAGCCAATGATTTAAGGATTTCGATACCACCATCATTAGCAAATTCAAGGCAGTCAAGCAACTGTTCAATACTTCCCGCAAGAAGAAGATTTTTAATATCTGCTTCTGAGTAGTAATACTCGGGTTCAACTTCTCCAAGAAGAAGTTTTACTGCCTCTTCATTTTTAAGTACCAAATAGCTCTTTAAAAGCTCAGCTCCGCCCTGTGTCCAAGAGAGCTGTTCAAGTTCACCAAAGCTAATTTCTTTAGTTTCACCGGCACTGAAACGTCTAACAAGTCCGCCATAGTTATCAGGTACCTCATATACTACTGTACCACTATGTCTGTTAATAACAGGAATCATTGTATTCTTTTCCATATATTTTTCTCCTTTTAACTCTTAAATATGAAGAATGCGGGGGAGAAATTCTCCCCCATATCCTCCTTTTAATCTATGTTAAGATTAAACTACTGATTTTGTAAGGCTTGAGTTCTTGTATACACAGATACCGTGGTTAACTGTGATAAGACCTACGCCGACTTTCTTGTATGTCTGAAGTTCCTTAGACCAGTCTTCTCTGTCGATGTCACGAACAGCTGTGTTACCTTCGATAACAACCTTGATAGGCTTTTCAGCACCGCCAGGGATGATGTATGCCAATGAAGGATCTACAACCTTAGTTGTATTTGTTTCATCAGTCATTGACTGAGGAAGGATAACTACGTTATGACCCTTATAGTTTCTGAGGTAACCCTTAGACCAGAGTTCGTTCTTCATACTTTCTGAAACGCCTGAAGCCCAAGCACCTGTGTTAGCAGGGAGCATCTGAGCAGCGAATTCATAAGTACAGAAGATAGTAGATGAACCATTTGTACTGTAAGCGTCTGCAATAGAAAGAAGTCTATCCATATCAGCTTCTACGAATGAGCCACCTGTTACCTTGTTGTTTGCGGGAATGAGAGCACTTGAAACGAGTGAAGCAAGAGCCTTTTCGATTTCAAAGTAAATCCATTCGTCCATTCCTTCAACTACGATGCTGTAAACATCTGCCCAGTCGATCTTTCTATCAAGGAATTCTTCGATAGGAATGTAGCAAGCTCCGCCGATAGCACTTGTTTCTACTTCCATTGATGTACCTTCAAGCTTGAATACTTCGTATACACCTGCAAGTCCAACTCTTGTGATGAACTTCTTAGCTCTACGTCTTGAAGCTTCTGTAATCTTCTGTTTGAATACGTACTTTGTGCCCTGAGGAAGAACCATTGTTTCAGCAAACTGTTCAAACTGAGCATTTACCTTTTCAGGAAGTGTTTCGTCGATTGCCTTTTCAATGAGTTCAAATACTACGTTTTTGTTCGCACGATAGTCTGCGTATGTGCCTGTGAGGGCATCGAGTTCTTTACGAAGAGCGTTTGAAGCGTCCTTAGATGTGAACTTTTCTTCGCCGAATTCATATGCAACTGCGCCATTATCACTCTTAAGAGCAATATCAGCAAGTTTCATCAAATTTTCTCTATCCATTATTACTTCCTCCCTTACTGAATTCTCATAATCTTAACAGCATCCTGACCATCAGGCATTGTTGTAACAGCAGCTACTTCCCAAACCATTTCACCATCTGCGGGAGATGCGTTCTTTACGAGGTAGCCTGTTGTGTCTACTGTAAGCTTGTCGCCCTTGTCGTATGTGTCTGTTGTTTCAACAGCTTCGCCCTTCTTACCATCGAGTTCAAGACAGTTTGTTGTGATAATGTCACCAACGATTGTCTTCATAACTCTGGGTGTACCAACATTTTCAGCTGTGTTCTTAAGAGCAAAGTCTTTTGAAGTTTCTCTAGGTTCGTAAATCTTAATTTCATTAAGAGTAAGCATCCATTCGCCTTCGCCTGTAAGATTTACTTCGCCATTAGCATAATCGTATTTAACAAATCTACCGTTTTCCAAAGCCTTAATATTTGAATTAAGGGGCAACTGAGCATAGATGTTACCTGTTCTACGAGCAGAAAGATGATTAGGTTCTACCTGACCATAACCAACTCTTTTAATTTTCTGAGCCATTTAATTTTCCTCCTTAATATATTTTACTTTTTCTTTGAATTACGAAGTGCCTGAACAAAAGCAGGTACAGCAGCTTCATCTTCAATCTTAAAAGTATTAATGGGTTCTACTTTTTCTGACTTATCTTCTGCGAAACTTACCTTATTTCTTACACAGATAATAGAAAGTTTTGCTTCGATATCATCATAAGAATAAGTATCTTTGTTAGCAATAACATCTGCCTTGTCTTCATCTGAAAGCATTGTGAAAGAAGCAATGAGAGCATCCTTCTTTTCTGTTTCAACAGTAGCCTTAAATGAACGAAGTGTTTCAACTTCTTCCAAGAGAGCAGAATATTCAACCTTCAAAGACTCATAATCTTCTTCTAATTTATTATACTTTTTCTTGCTTTCGTCTTCTTCTGTTTTGTCCTTATTTTCATTATTTTTTTCTTCATCATCTTCTTTGTCTTTTTCGTCTTCCTTGTCTTCTTTTTCAAAAGTATCTGCGGGAGTTCCTTCAACAGGAGCAGGGTCAGCTACAGGTTCAACGGGTTCAGCTGCAGGTTCAGCCGCAGGAGTTTCTTCCGCTTTTACCTCACCCTCTGTTGCGGCGGGAGTTCCTTCTGCAACGGGTTCAGCTGCATCAGTTGTGCCTTCCGCTACTGTAGAAACTTCTCCCTCAGCTACAGTGCCAAGGTTTTCGAGTTCCATATTCGTTCCTCCTTCTTGAGTTTTTTCTAAAGTTTCCTTTAATTCTTGAATCATCGAGAAGAGAGTAACAACTGTGCTTCCCGCCTCATCTTTTGAACTAAATGTTGGAGCAGTAATTTTGCAACCTTCAAAACAGGGTTCTACATCGACACCTAAAATACATAAATTCTCAAAGATTGCGTCATTAATAATGAAAAATTCTACTCCTGTATTACTATTGGTTGACCAATGTCCTTTTAAAGTTTCTTCCTGTAATTTCATTGAATGTGGATTTTCATTATCTAAAGCCTGTTTACATTGTTTATACTGTTCTGTCCACAAATATCCTTCGGTAACTAAATATTCTCTCTCTATTTCGTTACCAAAGTCATCGGTGTCAATAAATGTCTGAAACCAAACTTTAGCATCTGGAGCAACAAAACCAAAGGGTTTAGTCTTATCTTCGAAAGTAATGCCTCTTTCGTCAATAGTAATTACTTCCCCGTGGTCTGTATAGTCTTCTTTGCTATCACTCCAGTATCCAACAATAGGAGTTCCAGGAAGTGTCTGAGCCATCTTCTCAGCCACTTCTTTGGAAATAAAGCTTCTATTTCGGTTTTCACCTAAATACAAAACTTTAATGTTACACTTTGAAATTAAGGGAGAAATAGAAGTAATATTAATAAACTCAGGCTCTCTAATAGTAGCCACGCTCATTCTATTATTCTTCATATTTTTCACTCTCCTAACTCATACTTTCCTGATTTTGGATAGTTTTTGTTGATTTTTCTCCGTCTTCTTTTTCGGGGCGGCCGGCGCCTTCTTTTGAAGTACCGCTGCCTGCGTTCCCGCCATCCTTTGTTTGATTTAGAATGTCTGCGTTCATTGTCGAAGACATCAAAGGAGGAATGAATACGTTTACTAAATCAAGTATATCATTTTCAAAGTAAGCATTTGCAAGTATGCAACTTTGAGGGATACCCATAGCCAATTGAGGAAACATCTTACCAAAACCTATCTGCATTTGTTCTTTGAACATTTTAGATAGTTCTTTGTAGTTATTACAAGTAGTTGGAAGAATGTATAAAGAAAAATAATATTTCTTGGGAGATTTATTAAAATCATCTACCAAAGTATTTAAAAATACCTCATATTGTGCAATTAAATTATACATTACTGACTCGTCATTGATTTGAGATTTTTCAAGAGCTATGTTACCATCTGTATTAAATAACATTTGAGAAACACCAGACTCATTAAATATCTGTCTTTCAATTCGCTGTAAAGAGTCATTCTGATTGGTTGCTGTATTATTATCAGCAAGTTCTTCCATTTCAACGTCGGCAAAAGTAGTTAAGACTGTAACACCCACAGCATCCGCAACCATTTTTACCGCATTTTTATGTAATTGAGCAGCTTCGTCAATATCAAATAAAAGTTCACCGTTTTTATCAACAGGCATCTTCTGTATCAAAAGCTTAACTAAAGATTGAAGACTTCTCTTTCTATCAACTTCTCTTGCTTCTTCCAAATCATACAAAAGAGGAATAACAGAGATAAAAGGCGGCGAGTCATCATTATTGAACGAGAACTTAATGGTATAGTCTGGGTCTAAGATATACCAACCGGCCTTCCCGCCTTGTTCTGTGGCAGGTAGCTTTCCCGCCTTGTAAAGTTTATATCCTTTAGTAAACTCTGCAGGGAACGCTTTTAAGACTCTTTCTCTTTCTTCTTTTGTTCTGAATTTTTCATCAAAGAAAGACATATTGAATTCTACAATAGGCTTGTTGTTACTGTAAAATCTACTTCTACAATAACTTACAGGCAACTCTTGCAGGAAATAAGTATCTTTTGCTTTAATACGATAACCATAATAGGCTCCATTTTGAAGAACCTTTAAGCTAATTTCACCCATTGTTTTCTTGACTTTAAAATCATCAAGCATTTTTAAACAAGCATAGAATTGCTGTAGCATCTTCTTATCAGGCTCTTTTTGTTGGTTCGTTACATCAGGAACTACGTATTTGTGGTGTTCCATTACATAAGGAACTACATACCAGTCATATCTATAAATAGTAGCCAAATATCTTAACAATCTTGAATAAAGTCCATTATACATAAAATGAGTTGAGATTGCTCTCATTTCGTCTACATTATTATTACTAATAGCATCTACTACTGCCTGTTTTGTATATGTTTTAGAAGTAACGCTATTACCTTTAAAAAACTCATCTTCAAAGCCAAAATCGGAAACTTTTTGTCTATTAACAGTTATGCTATTAAAAAACTTTGCAAAATCATAAGAGGTTCTTGGCTGCTTTTCGATTTCCTGTTCCAATGTCTTACCTCCTTATCTTAAAATTATTTTTCTATAATTATATTATAACATAAATTTTGATAAAAGTCAAATTAACTAATTATAAGCTGCTTTTATCAAGTAGTCATAATCTAATATACACTCTTCCCAATAGGGAATAATAACTAACTTATAGCCATACTTCTCACAGTATTCTCTTTTCTTGCGGTCGTTGAATTTTTGTCTGGCTAAACCCTGAGCCCCGCCAAATGCGGTCTTCTTTTCATAATGCTGGATACCTTGATATTCAATTAAGAAATCAATTTCCCCGGCATCGTCAAAAACGCAAAAGTCAAAGCGTAAGGGTCTACCATTTGAAGAAATCAAATCATCAAATATGAATTCTTCTTTATAATCAAGGCCCGCCGCGTCTAAAATATCACAAATCTTTATTTCTCCTCGACTTGCTTTCATAAGCGTCGCCTCCAAATCTTGCTCATATATAATATAAAAATAATCAAAGGGCAATTAAATAAAACTGCCCTTTGAAAAAAATTTTTTTACCCCATAAACATTAAATCTACCAATGATGATGTTTTTCTCTTTTTTCTTCTGTCTTCTTCCTGTTTTACGTAATACATTCCATATTCAAAAGAAGAAAAGCGGTCTTTAGGAATTCTTCTATTGTGTTGTTTAAGAATAACATTAACACCTTCATTATCTTCTACTAAATTTATCATCTGGTTCTTAAGATTATCTGTCAATTGGAATGGCATTAGTTTTATATTTCTTTCTTCGGGAGTCATTGCTTGACCCATTTTTGTTTCCATAAGTTTAATGCGGGCGTCTCTTTCTTCAATAAGGAAATTTACCTTCCCGCTACTTAATTGTGTCTGTACGTAAGTATGTGACTCTGTATTGATAGGTGCATTTGCTTTAATAATAAACATTGCATCTTTTACCATATCATTTGTTTTAAATTTCTTGTATTCTTGTCCCGCGTTTTCATAGGTTCCGCCCTCTACTCCAAATGGAGGGAGATAATCTCCTGTCTCTGGGTCGGTTTGTCCAATAACCATAAAGTCAAGCAAACCTACGCCAAGTCCGTTTCCGTCTATTACAAGAGATCTGGCTTTATAAGCAAAGAACAACTTTTTAAGAAAGATTGCTTGATGTTCAAAGTGTTCTGCTTCTTTACTATAAAAGCAAACAATAGATTTCAAAGATGTTCCTTGAGCTTGCGGGGTTACTTTGATTACAGTAACTTCTGTTGTACAGTCCTTACGTCCTACGTCGACTCCAAGCACATAATAAGCATTTTTGTTAGAGCGTCCGCTCCATTCATACTCTGGTTGCAGAAGTCTACGGTTCTTATCGAAGCTTTCCGCAGAATAATAGGATTTATCAGTATCTCCAGTCCATCTGGACATATATTCGCGGTCAAAGGAGCTTTCATCAAAACTTCCCTGTAACTTAAGGGACTGAATAAAGTTTTTAGGCTGTAGTCCTTCAATGACAGGTATTTTCCAAGTCCCGCCCATAACAAAAGTGTCATCAGGGTCGATTATTGACTCTGCCAACAATTCTATAAGTCTTTGATAAGGGAAAGTGTCCTTGAAGCCCGCAGTAGTAATGTATGTCTGACTTTGGTTAACTTTTTCTTCAGGTCTTCTGTCTCCGTTCGGGAGTCTTCTGTTAATAACAGTAGTAGGAATAACTACTTCGTTCAGCATTGTGGGATCGATCTGAACACATTCTTCCATTACACCGCCAGTTCTTCTTTGACCTCTACTTGACTCAAGTGCGGGAAGGATGGTTATTTTACTTCCGTTCTTAAATACATATTCTACACTATCTTTACTTTGTTTTGTCTTTCCTCTGTCCCAGTTAATTTCATTAGCAAGAGCAGGAATAATCTTACAGATTTCTTCTATTTTAGCTATTGTAATTGAACTTGCCTGAGACTTTCCGCCTGATGTAACGAATAGGTCTACTCCAGGGTAAAGCACAGCTCTTATCATCAAAAGCAACATTGTTAAGAAACTCTTTGAAAATCCTCTGGGGAAAGTAAAGTAAGTTTTTCTGTGACGAATTGCTGCCCGCAAAAATATTCTCTGATAGTAATAAAATTTAAATGTGCTCTCTTCGCCTTTAATATCATCTATAAAAATATCTGGGTATTCTCTATAGAACGCGATTTGTTTTCTTATCTCTGGCATACAAGCCATTAGGCGTTCTTTAGAGATTTCTTGTTTAGATTTGGGATTAGAAGAGAGGTCTAATAGAGATTGTAAGCTCATTATTCTTCCTCCTC